CAAGTCTCTCGGTATGTCTTAATGCAACAATTATGCACTTGCAAGTGTCAAAAAAACTGTTAGATTTGCGCTTGTGAAAGATATAACTAGAACGGTTTCAAAAAGCACAGACGTAGGAGCGCAAGACGTAGCAATTATCCTTAATATCACGCCAAAAAGGATTGCGGAGCTAACAAAAAAAGGAGTGCTAACAAAGAACGCGAATAGAAAATACGCGATCCCACAATCAGCGACTGACTACATTCGATATTTGCAAGGAATCACAGGAAAGGAAATTCCAGTCAGCGCGGACGTTCCATCGCTTGAAGAATCGAAAGCAAAAAAAATGTATTTCGACGCGCAACTGGCGGAGGCGAAACTGGCAGAAGCAAAGATGGATTCAATCCCACTTTCGACCGTGGTGGAGCGCGACTCTAAAATTGGAGTAGCAGTCAGAACCGCGGTAATGCGTATTCCTAACGACATGCCAGGACAGCTAGAGGGACATGCTCCAGCTCAGATGAAAAACATTCTCACCGATTGCGTCCGCTCGATCCTAGAGGAACTCTCAGACGATCAATCGGAGCTATGGACAAACATAGAAAAACGCAGAACCGCTCAAGAGGAGGCTAGTCATGAGTAATGAGTTTCGCCGCGCAATTAGACCACCAACGAGTCTAAGCGTTTCTGAATGGTGCATGAAAAACGTAAAGGTAATGGGAAGCGAACGCGCGCCTTTCTTTGACGTAAACCAGTTTCCTTGGTGGCGTTTTCCTATCGACGCGATGGGTAATCCAGAGATTAAAAAAGTGATTGTCGTAGCACCAACTGGCGCGGGTAAATCAACAGCAATCGAGGCGTTACATTCCTACATCGTCGCGGAAGACCCAGGCAGAAGCCTATACGCTTGCCAGTCAAACGACAAAGCAAAGATATTTGTTGAGACGCGATTGAACCCGTCACTTAAAGCGTGCAAAGCGTTAGATGGTTTATGGGCTGAGGATCGACACGCGAGTCGTAAACACGACATCATTTTCCCTCATATGGCGATGAGTTTCGGCGGGGCTAACATGTCAAATTTCCAAGAGGTTTCTTGTCGCTATCTATTCGGAGATGAAACGTGGACTTGGACGGAAGGGTTAATTAAAGAGTTTTTCGCTAGGCATCACGATAGATGGAACCGTAAAGGATACCTGATTTCACAGGGCGGCAAGAAGCAATCAGAGTTTTTTAAAGAGTGCCAAAAAGGCGATGAATACCACTTGCATTTTGCATGTCCGCAATGCGACATTTTACAGCCGTTCACGGACGCCGGCATAGTTGTCGATCTAACAAAAAACGAGCATGGAGAAATTGACTACCTAGCTACAAAGCAAACGGCGCGGGTAAAATGCGCGAATTGTGAGCATGAGATTTCGGACACAAGCAGGAATCGCAGGTCGCTATCGAACGCGTCTCAATACATTCTAACGAGAAAAGGCACGGAAGAAGGAACGATTTACTGCACCTTTAACCGCATGGCGATCTGGTGGGTAGAATGGGGCGATATGTGGGAGCGTAGGACGCGCGCTCTTGAAGCGTTAAAGCGCGGCGTATATGACCCGTATCGGCAATACAAGCAGAAAGATATGGCAGAGTTTTGGGATGATGAATACATCCAAGAGAAAGTCGATATTATCGGCGGCGGCTACGAGAAATCAGAAATGACATCCGAGAAACTTCCAAACGAGATTTCAAGATTTATAACGTGCGACCGCGGACAAGATCATTACTGGCACATCGCGCAAGCAGGGACGAGCGATGGCAAACTGCACGTTTTAAGCGAAGGTTACTTGCACGACGAGCGCAACATTAGAGACGTGCAAGCAACTCTAGGAGTGCCTAACAACTGCGTTTATGTCGATAGCTCATGGAACTTTGACGAATCGTTAGACATCTGCGAACGAAACGGATGGATCGGAATACGCGGAGACCAACGCGATTTCTTTCCGCATAAAGACAGGGACGGGAACCCGATCCAAAAAACGTATAGCAAATACAACTTCAAGAAATGCCGCAACGGAAAGATTGCAAAATACTTCTTTGTTAGCACGAGAATTTACAAAGACATGATGCAAAGATTGCGGCAACATTCGCAAATTGTCACGCCCGATGACGTTTCAACCGCTTACAAATCGCACATGGAAAGCGAAATAAAAGTTGATTCAGTCAATGCCAAGACGGGAGAGGTTACGCACTACTGGAAACAGATTAAAAAGCAAAACCATTTGCTCGATTGCCAGTATTACGGAGTTGCCGTGGGTGACTTAAAGGGCGTATTTGCGCACCACGTAGAAACAGAATTGTTAGACTAACAGAATTTTTGTTGACTAACTGTTAGATTTCTGTTAGATTTCGCGCATGGGAAGTGCTTCGACATCATTAAGCATTGCGAAAGCTATACGCTATGATAGCGCAGCGATCAGCAATTTACGCGCGGAGTATTCGAGACTAGCGCAAGAAATCGCTATCGACGGCGGCGGGGAAATCACAAGCGCAACTGTCAATGGGCAGTCGTTTTCCAAGCAGCCAACAATGACAAAAACCGAGCGTTTATATGTCATCGAACGTGCATTATGGCACATCGACAACAACAATTTTTATCAGTCACGCAGAACATATTACAGCGGAGGGTATCAATAAATTATGCTAGTCGATCAATTTGGAAACGCTATTAAATTTGCACATGCGGCGACTAGATCACCGCGGAGAGGGCCAGTATTACCAACGCCAAACACGGACATAAATAAACTTATTCCGCTCCATGATCGCAACATTTTATGCGGATTATCGCGCAGATTGTTCGTGAATATGGGAGTGCCAAGGGCGGCGATTTTACAAAAAGCAGATTTCAGTATCGGCGAAGCATGGCTTCCAAGCTACACTGGAAAAGTTGACAAAGCGGACGGCGAATTCGTTGCCGAGTATTTCCGCAATGTTTGGTTTCCTAATTGCGAAGTTCGCGGCGGCGGCAGAGATTGGCAGTCAATTTTGACAAATGCCAGTATCGGGATGGACAGGGACGGCGACGCTTTCTTACTCCTAACATCCGATCCAAGTGGAGAATTTCCACAGATTCAGCAGATACCTGGGCATTGCGTAATGACTAAGGGCAACGCGATCGACCGCATGAAACTTGAGGAAGGCGAATACAAGGGGCGCGTTATAAATGACGGCATTATTTATGGCGAGCGCAACCGCCCGATTGCTTATCGCGTTTCAACTGGAGATGACGACATGGATTTCTATGACGTTCCCGCGTATTCAATGATTCACCTCATGGAAGATTGCTACCAAGAGCAACGCCGAGGTTTGCCAGCGTTCACTCATGCGCTAGAGGATTTGAAACACTGCTTGCAATCAAGCGAATATGAGCGAGTGCGGCAAATGATTATTTCATCCATCGGATTGATAGAGCATAATGAATCAGGCGGGGCAGATTTAGAAGATCCCGCAATGGAGGGAGTGCAAACTGGCACTTGCCCAGTAAATGGACTATTTACCGAGACTTACGAGCAAGGGCAGATTCGATATTTCAAAGCTAATAGCGGATCAAAAATGGAGCAATTACGGCATGAGAATCCAGGCGAGATTTGGGAATCATTCCATGATCGCATGATTCGTGCGGCTCTTGTCGGCATCAAGTGGAGCTACTCGATGGTATGGAAAGCCGCGGGACAAGGCACAGCAGAACGGGCAGACGTATTGAGAGCAAGACGCGCCATCGTTTCCCGCCAAAAAACATTACGCTATGCGGCGAAAAGAATGTTGATTTACGCATATTCCGTGCTTCAAAAATCAGGCAGAATTCCGCAAGTCGATGCGCCTTTCTCGTGGGTGTTTTCAACGCCTCCGATTCTGACCGTCGATGACGGACGCGAGCAACAAGCAATGCGGGAAGGTTATCGCCTAGGCAGTATCAACATGACCGAAGTGCAGTCATCTAACGGAAAACCAATCGACGAATTTTACCGCGAACGCGCGGAGGAAATTGCATTGCGGAAAATGATTGCTCTAGAAGTATCCACAAAATACGACGTGACAATCGAGGATCGCGAGATGGTAATGCTAACACCTAACGACATGTCAACGGCAACAGCCACGACTCCAGAACCAACAACTCCAACAGAATAAGATCATGGCAAACGAAGGATATTTAACAGTCAATCTCAAGGCTAACAAGTCAGGCGCAAACATCGCTCAGAACTATTCAGCGTCATTTAGCATGACTGGGAATGAGATGATGCAAGGAACGCAGAACGTTGGCACGACGGCCGAGCTTGTTGGATTTGGAAACATCACAGGCGCGCCGCAAATGGTTTCAGTTCGCAATCTTGATGCTACGAATTACGTAGAGCTTGGCGGTGATAGCGGATTAACAGTTTTCAAGATCGTAGTTCCAAAAGGTGGGATTGCAGTATTCAAAGCGGCAAGCGCAACGCTATATGCTAAGGCAAACACGGCAGCGGTAAACATTTTAGTGCAAGCAGTAGAAATCTAACATCATGAAGAACAAACTAGTAAATCACATAGCAACAAAGCAAATTTTCGCTTGTGACTTCAGGCAATTATCACAAGCAATCAACGCATCGTTAGATGATATTGAAAGCGACGACTTTTTCCAACTGCGTCCAGAGTCTAAAATAGAAAACGGTATCGGCATGATTTGGATTCAAGGATTGCTTACAAATGACGTTCCTAAAATCTACGAAAAAGCTGGAATCGTTACCACATACGACTCCATTAAAAGCGAAATCCAAGGATTGATTTTGGCAGGGGCGCAAGCGATTCAGATCAATATCAATAGTGGCGGTGGAAGCGTAAACGGAGCGATTGAATTATCACGCTGGATCGCGTCTCTACCAGTCTCCACGGCGGCACTTGTTACCTCTTGCGCATGTAGCGCGGCTTATATGATCGCGGCGGCTACAGACCGCATCACAGCGTCAGAAACGGCAATGGTAGGAAACATCGGAACGATAATGACGTGGACTGACTACACCACGCTGGATGAGCGTATGGGAATTGAAGAAAAGGCTCTGACTAACGAAGGAGCAACTCTTAAATCAACTTTTCATATTGAACCAAACGAGGAGCAGCTAGCATTTTTACAAGAAACGCTAAACCAACACGGGCAAGAATTCGGAAACTTTATCATTTCACGCCGCGAAGTTGATTCAGAAGTATTCCGCGCTGGCTGGTATAGCGGTCAAAAAGCGTTAGATTTGGGACTCATTGACAATCTAACATAAATCTAACAAAAATCTAACAGAAAAAGATTTGACAATCTAACAGAAATCTAACATAATTATCCGCATGAAGAATCTCTTCGCCAATAAACACGATTTGGAAGCAGCACAAAGCAAGATTGTTTCGCTTGAAACTGATCTTACCGCGCTTCAAAATGAACTAACAGAATCACAATCGGCATCAGCTTCTCATGTAGAAGCACTTTCCGCATTGCAAACAGAAAAAGCCGAAGCCATTTCTTCGCTCGAAAATCTAACAGTTAGATTTGAAGCGTCGCAAAATGAAATCGCTCAACTGAAAGACGCTGTAAAACTTGCTGAGGAATCAGCAACTAGCAAAGCTGTTTCGATTTTAGCTGAACACGGTCACGAACCAATTCAGTTAGAGACGGACGGCAAAGAAACTTTATCAGCGGAGCAAATCCGCTCGAAAATCGCAACAATCCCAGATGCGAAAGCTCGCCTTGAGGCAACGCTTAAAAATTGGGATAAACTCAACAAATAATTTCAACTAACTAACTAACATGGCTAATACATTTGACGCATCATTAGTGGTAGACGTGCTTCGCGATTCAGCGATCACCGTTCTCCAATCTCGCCTTGCTCCGCTGAACGTCTTCACAAAAGACTTTTCCGCTGACACCATCGCACCACGTAAAACTGTTCTCGTTCCTCTTGCTACTGCCGGCGGCACGACTCAGACCAACGCGACTAACTTCGAGTCTGGAAACAGCACTTTGGGAGTTTCTACCGTTGTCGTGGATCAATACTCCAACTCGTTCGCTTTGACCAACGCAGAAATCAATCAAGGTTTCCGTATTGAGAACATCGCGAAAATCAACCTTCATAACTTGGCTAACAAGATTATGGACATCGCGCTTGCTCCAGTTACAACGACCAACTTCGGCGCCGCTGTAGTTGATGTTGACACCGCGGCTCTCGTTACCGCTGCTGAACTCAGAACGCTTTGGGCGGCTCTGAAAGATGGCGACGTTCGCAACCTTGTTGTCGATGGTAGCATCTACGCCAACTTCCTTCCTTCTAACTTGGAAGCGTTCAACCTTGCAACTGGTGGCCGCAACACTGGCATTTATGGCTACGACTTCTTTGGTTACAACAACCGTTGGACGGGCGCCGGCGCAACCATCAAAGGTTTCGCATGTTCTCCACAAGCCATTGCTTGCGCTTCGGGTGTTCCTCAAAACTCTCCAGCATCGAGCGACATGATTTCGCAGGAGAACGTGGTTATCCCTGACCTTGGACTGACCGTCCAAATGAACATGTGGGTATCTCGCGCCACTCGCGATTTGTGGTGTTCATATGATGTAATGTTTGGCGCAGCAGTTGCCGACACTACCGCTCTTAAAATCATCAAACTTACTCCTTAATGCTCCTGACTGGAAAACTTCTTTTAGCTTTTGCGGATGGCACAATTAAACTTGTGTCATCTGCTAAGGAAGCGTCGGAATTTGCAAAAGGAAGAAAGGCTATTGGTTACTCTCTAAACGTAGCCATGACTTTCGGACACAACAAAGCCGATCAACCAAAAGAGGAAGCAGCAGAAGTAAAAGAGGAAGTAAAAAAAGATGATTCATTGCCAGTAAAAACGGCAAAGAAAAAAGCAAAGTAATTTTCTGTATTGTGTGTGATTCGTAGCATGGCGGGGGAGGGTAAAAGCTCTCCCGCCTAACTAAAAAACAAAGTGCCAAGTGAACTACAAAATTTCGTATCTAACGCATTTTCCGACGCTCGTTCAACGATAGGCGGGGAATCATTAGTTATTGGAACAGGTGCAACACTAAGCGCGGTTTTATCGGAAATCACATCGGCAGACACTTATAGCAATACGGGATTTATTCCATCGGCATTGTTTCAGGCGGTCGTAGATTCAGACGAGTTTACCACCGCTTATCCTCTCGAGTCTAAAAACTACGTTGGGAAAAAAGTTACGGCGCGCGGCATTGTTTTTCGTCTAACGGAAGTCATGAACGGCGCATCATTTGTGACTCTAAAACTCGAATCAATTACTAAGTCGTGAAAGCCACATTAGATCGCAAATTGTTAGAGAAAAACTTGAAGAAAGCGTCAAAGGTTTTCGGAGATTCGACAGCACAAAGCACCTTTCGTTGGGGAGTGCAGATCGCGCGTGATTTATCAGGAGCAACTCAAGCATTTGGACGCGGGAAAAAAGCACAAGAAGTGCAGATTTTAGCTATTTGGAATGACGCTCTAAAAGTCATCAACCGAGTAGCAGACGGGAAAAAAGCAAGTCTAACAAATCCGCAAATGGCGATTTCGTGGATCGATCAAAACAGAACGAAAAAAGGGAAAAGAACTAGACTGCTTCCAGATTCAGCAAAGAAAAGCGCAACAGAAACCGTGTTGCGTGAAGCAGTGAAAATCAAATCTGCTAGGGCTGGCATGGCAAAAGGCGCATGGATTGGAGCGGGAATGGACATCGCAAAACGCCAAGAGGGAATGCAGAAAATAAGCATCGGAAAAAACTTTCTTGGCTATGCGCAGAAGTATTCTTCACTAGGGAATACGTCGGTGAAAAAAAAGATTTTCGATTGTAACGCAATACTGAATAACGACACAAAACAATCAGCTTCAGGCTACGTTTTGCGCGATAATCAGAAACAAAAAGCGGTAAAAACTGGATTGCAGAAAACGATCAAGTGGTATGAAAAAGCGGGAACGGCAAAACTTGCAAAACTAAAATGACATCAACACTTATACTCAAAGCAGTTAAAGCATACATCGCTTTCCAAGCGGATTTGCTGAACTATGCGGCATTATTGGAATTGCCAGTATTTATCGACGGCGACGAGGATATATTGGAGCCAGCATACATCGCCATTACATGCACGGGAACGGATGAGCATGACATCCTGCGCGGCGTTTACGAGCTAGGAATAGCAGTGGCGATCATCACAATACCAAGAGCAGACGAAGGAACGACGGTCGCAGAAAAAGACACTCTAGAAGCACAACTTTATAACATCTTAGCTGACAATGTTTCATTTGTCGAATGGTCAGACGATGATAACCTAACAAGTAAAATCTTCCAAGTCAGAGAGTTTGACATAAACACGGAAGCTGATGACGAGGTAAGAGCAAGTAAAATTTCATTCACCCTGACTGGGTGCAAAATCTAACAACAAAAATAATACAATGAGCGCAACAATTTATTCGACGGCAAAATTTGGACTAGCAAGCGAAGCTGCTTCAACAGGTTTATTTATCGCTAGTCTTTCCTACGGCGGGACATCTGAAACAGCATTAGCACCAAACCACGTTGGGCAAGATGTCGGCATCGGTGTTTACAACGAAAAGATCGACATTACAGCAAGCGGAGTTATCGCCGTAAAGGGCGCGGGAATGGTTCCTGGCATCGCTGACTTGCTAGTATTAGCAAACACATCGGTTGACTCTCTAAACGTCTTTACAGACCTATTAAAAGTAGCGCCAGTAGCTAACGCATCAATCATCATAACGGGAGCAACTCTTGCACGTTCAAATAACGGATTCGAGACTGGCGATCTAACTGGAATCTTCCTCCCTGGAGTCGACACCACAGTGACCTATACCGCGAGTTAAAGTCTAACAACTATGAAAAATGAAAACAAATTTAGCACAGGCGATTTAAACTTCGCATGTGCTTTAATGTCGCTAGGAATACCGCTTACAGAAAGTAAGCCATGCAGCATCATTGCGCATGAAAACGGACACACATACTCGCGCTATCATTTCGAGAGTCACAGCGTATGTGGGAAGCATATTACCTACGATATGAATAACGCATGGAGCGATATTTCAAGAGTGCCAGAAAATCACCCTATGCGCTTTCTCTCGAATTTCGTTAGAAATGGGCGCGGGAAAATGACCATTAGCGACTGGTTAGAACTGGCACAAGAAATGTTCGACATTGGAAATGTTAGAAACGAGGAGACAGCAAAGCATCATATTTCCATGTTTCCAGACAGCGAGGAAAGCTACGCACTAGCGTTTGTTTATAATCGCGTTGAGCTATACGCATTGCACAACAAGGCATCGAAAGAAATCTATATGAGCAATGGAGACGCACAAGCATTGATCGACATCGCGCTTCCAAAATATCAACGGCAAGAACTTATTAACAGATTAAACAGATGAAAGATAGAAACACAGAATTGTTGGGATCATGGCTAGGCGTGGTCACATTAGGCGAAAGAACATTGAGGCCATTAGGCATCGGATTAACCGTCGTATTACGCAGACTCGATAACGCTAATTTCTCAAAAAGCGACAGAGAAGTAGAAGCGATTGACATTCTAGAAATCGTTTACGTGATGTATTTAACAGGAAAAGAATTGGCATTATACGTAGCTAAAACAAAAGACGAGCGGGAGGAATTGCTTTCTCTTTTTGCGGCTGAACATGCGGAGGAAATCGACGGCGTGATGACAACTGTTATCGAATCAGCAAAACGCATCGCAATGGCAACAATGGAATCTAACAATTCGGGAAAGGAGACGAGCCATGCCTCCTAGCAGTCGCGGAGTATTTCGCGCTAAGGCATGGCGTATCGTCGAATCATTTTATTTGGGACATGGACACATCGCGTTTTCTGCAAATCATGTATTGCGAATCTAACAGAAATGGTTCATACTTGCGATATGCAAACGCTATCGAATGCGACGAGACAAATAGGAAATTTGAACAACTAGAAAAACAATTTGAATTATGGCAATCGGAACATCAGTAAAGGTAGGATTTGACGGAAGCGAGGTCAAAAAAGGATTCGCGGGAATCGGTGGCGCGTTTAAGTCAGTCGGAAAAGGTATGGCTATGGGTGCCGGGGCGATGATGAGCAAATCACTCATAGATGTAGGGATGAAGCTAGCAACTGGCATTGACCAACTAGCAGACTTCGCGGGGGAAGCGCAAGACACCGCCTTGCAAGTAGGAGCAACCACAACCGAAATTATCAAACTAGATAGAGCGTTGGCATTGTCTGGAGCGGCTGTCGAGTCTGGGAAATTGCTATCAACAATGACTGACAACATCTATGACGCATCACACGGAAGCGAGGAATTGCAAAATACATTCGGCAAGCTAGGTTTGACAATGGCAGATTTGACAGGCAAGAGCGCAATCGACCAATTTATGATGATTGGGCAAGCAGTCGCAACAATAGGCGACAATGGCGGAGAAACTGAAAAAGCATTGAAGGACATTTTCGGCGGCAAGATGTATATGCAGTTATTAAAACTTTTCCGCAACCAAGATGTATTCAAGCAGGCATCCGAAGAAACGCAAATCTTTGGCGAAGAAGTTGAAGCCGTTCAAGACAAGCTAGGGAAAATGCAGGATCAGTTCCAGCGCGTGCCGTATTTATGGCGATCATTAAACCTGCAACTATTTAAGCAACTGGGGCTTGACGACAGCACATTAAAAGACTTTTTTGACGCAGCAGCGGCGGCAATTAACGAAGCCGACTGGTCAAAATTTGGCGATCTTATACGCAAACAATTTCAAGGAGCAATGGATTTTTTCAAAGAAACTGGAGCGGTTGACGCTGTAAAGGGATTCTTTAATGACATAGGCAAGAGCATCGGGGAAGGAATAAAAAGCTCATTCGGTGGCGGGTCAATGCTGGACATGATAAACCCGTTCAAGAGCGACAAAAACAAAACCAGCATGATTGATCCAATCTCAGAGATCCAACGCACTAACAGCATCTTGGAAAGAATCTATCGCACGGGGGGCGCATTATACGCATGAGCAGCACAGTTTTTGGTTTAGCGGCGAATACATTAACGCCATCGAAAGACTTCAGAGTCGAAAAAGATGCTACAGGAAAATTCACTGGAAGCATGACTTTTTTATTGAGGCGTGGTGACTATTCAGACGTTGCGACATCTCTAAACAAGGGTGAATTGCTGTCGGCAATTTACACGCAACTTGATCCATACTTTACTTCAATCCTAACGATTGACACGCATTCGCTCGAGGAGAACCAAGGCGGGAGCGGTGGAGGCATTGATAACGTAATTGTCAACTTCATAGGATTTGAGCCAGCGGACGAGGAGCAAAGCGAACGGGAAAAGATTTACGACTGGAACGGAAGTCTAACAGAATCACCAATCATCCAACATCCAAAGTTTTTATTGTTAGATGAACTTTTTAGAAAGCCGATTGTGGCTTGTTTCGACGGTAAATTCCGCAGCACGGGAGACGGCATCACCGAAGATGTTCAATTTTACGACGTTTACTCAGGACTTCCACAGGGTGTGTTGACAGACGAGACCGCGCTACTTTGGTTTCGCATGATTGTAATTCGCGGCGTTAAAACATATCAGAATCCAGCGGGAGAATATACCGAAACGCAAACAGACCTTGGAGGATTGACAGACGCAGAAATAGCAGACTTAGGCAAAATCACCGTTCCTCCAAACAGCCCAGCAACGCCGCCAGATCGAGTGTGGATATTGTCAGGGGCAACGGAAACCAAGTCATCCACGAATCCCATTACGTGGTCACGCACTTGGTCAACAATCGAGGATAACGATGACAACCAACTGATCTATGGAGTCTAATATTTCAATTCCTGATAATCGCGATCCGCGGCGCGGCGATAGAGTCAAAGCTGATGACATCGCGTCTATTCACGACTCGATCCGCAGATTGCGTAACAGGATCAAAACGGTTAACTTGCCAGCGTTGCCAATCATCGAAGCACCTTTTATTCCATCGCTGAGAATCAAAAACGGAACGACAGACGAATACGAAATAAGCGTATCGCGGGGGCTTGTAATTGAGAAAAGACCATCGGCAGACGACGGCGTAGACGCGCTTATTTATTGGGAGGCATCAAACGCGCTTACTGATGACGTTCCAACGTGGTTTCCAATCGCGCACAACGAATCAATTTTTGCCGTAGTTACAGAGACTAACAGCGGAACGATTAGACCAATTTTCAGCGTTGAGCTAGAAGTTTTATCGTCATCAACGATTTCAACTGCTTACATACCTGGCTCACAAGCTGGATATTACGCCTATGAGATTGCAGCATTTACAATCGTTGACGGGAAGCCAGTTATTGAGAGAGGGACGGCGGGAAGTCATATATTCCACGAGGTTTCAATAACTGGGATTTACGGGACTTATACTTGGACTTTTTTGGATGAGGTTACTGGCTCAGAAAGCAACGAAATGTCAATGGAGTTTGCAAATGGAATACTAGTTGCGTCAACAGTCACAGTAAGCGGATTCCAAACTGGATCAGGAACATTGGCAGATCCATATTTTACACAATTTAACGCCAGAGACACCGATACTTAAAATCTAACAGTTTTTGATTGCAAAAGTCCAACAAATAATTACAATACACCACAGAATAAATGAGCGCGACATACAATATACTAATTGACATTGGCAGCGACTACGCGGACACGTTTACTTTTTATTCCGACGCTTGCAAAACAACAACGATTGATCTAACAGATTATGCGTTTAAGGCGCAAATTAGATCATCATTTACAAGCGCAACTGTCATTGAGGAAATTGTCATTAGCACGGCAAATGCTGCTACTGGTCAAATTGATTTAACCGTTTCAGCGGCTGACACGTTACCGCTAACGGCGGGAAGCTACTATTGGGATTTACGCGTAACCGATGGAGACGGCGCGGTGGATCGGTGGGTGAGAGGATCGGTAACAATTAGCGGAACAGTAACACGATGAGCGACATACACATTTACGTAGATCGAGAGCAAACAGTCCAAGCAATCACCATTGCGCCAACTGGAGCGAGGGGCGCGCCTGGCACGAACGGCACGAACGGCACGAACGGCACAAACGGCGGCTCAACCAACGCATGGGACTATAAAGCCAAGACCAACGCGACCAGCGGCTACCCGACCGATGGCCACCTACTTTGGAACAACGCCACGCAGACGAGCGCAACAAGCATCATTGTCTCACACCTCACCGATGACGACACCGACATTGAGCTTTTCCTTTCCTTTTTCGTCCTGAACCAAAAAATCTTTATCCAAGACCGCGACGACTCCAGCAAAAACCAAGTCTGGCGAATCACAGGAACGCCAACGGTGACAGGCGCGAATACATCGACAGCCTATTACACTTTTCCCGTCACCTTGGTATCATCAGCAGGATCGGCATTTACAAACAACCACTCTATTTTATTTGGGCAAATCGTAGTAGCTACCAACGCCGTAACAAGCGCGACGACCAGCGATGGGACAGCTACCCTCAGCACGTCCACACTGACCACAGGGACGCTCACAGTATCGACAAGCGGAGTATTTAACGCGACCAGTTACACGTTCGGCACAGGGGCGGCAGAAGCACTGAAAACTGCTTTGGCAATCAGCAGCGGAGATATTTCTTTTGATACTTCCGTTGTGATTTCAGGAGCTAGTTCAGGAGTCACAACCTTTGGAGAATTTGGTGGAATAAACACCGCAGGGGATAGCGCAAATATTACAACGAGCGGATCAGATGCTAGGATTTACACATCAGGAGCAAATGCTGACATCCTAACAATAGATCCAAGTGCATCAATCAGATCTAAAAACTTTGCAGCCTATTCAGCAACTGGTTCATCTTTGAACGACTCAGCAGGAGCGCAGATTTTACTCTTTGGCGTTAGTGGTCAAAACCTCACTTTTGTCAGCGGGACGGCACTTACCTTTGACAATACATCCTACACCTACGGCACAGGCGCGGCGGCGGCACATGTAACCGCGCTAGGATTGCCAACGGCAAACACGATTGCGACACTAGCAGGGAGCGAAACCCTCACCAACAAAACGCTAACCAGTCCAGCGATCAACTCCGCGACATTTGGCACGGCGGCGACATTTAACGCTACCGCCTACACGTTTGGCACGGGGGCAGCTGCGGCACTAAACACCGCACTTGGGACGCAGCGAGTCATGCGAACAACGCTTGCAACTCGGACAAGCGGAACAATGACCGCAGATGACACACTTGTTTTGCCAGTTGTCAGCGGCGTAACTTATCGGGTGCGCGTTCATTCGCTAACCAAAAATTCCACAGCGACTGTCGGAATGGTTTTACGCATAGATCACCCAGGCATCACGGCAAGCGGAAGCGATACCGTCGGACACTTGATGAACGGCGGCGGTAATGCTGGAATCACACCAAGCACGTCAACATCCCTGACAAATAGCGTTAACCAAAACGGGCAGAATTTATCGACAATCACAGAGGTAATTTTAACGCCAAGCGCATCGGGCGATGTAAAAGTAATGTGGGCAGCGCGTGTGCCGGCGGGTGTCGAAACCGCAGGATTAAACATCGGAAGCTATTTGGAAGTCATCAAAATATCATAATCATGAGAGACATTGAAAATATTCGCCAACAGTCGTTTTTGCCTCAAGTAGAACTGAGAAAAGCTCTCATTGCTAACGGCATCTACCCTCCGCAAATCGACGCATTGATCGAAAACATCACTCCAGAATCCGCACGGGAAACCGCACGGGCAGAATGGGAATACGCGCAGAATATTTATTACAATCATCCACTAGTCGCAAGCATCGCGGCTGCACTTAACAAATCACAAGCAGACATCGATAAAATTTTCGGACTATGAAATTTGATTTACTAACAGAATTCTCAATCGGCATAACAAAAACCATCACGCTATTTTGCAGCAGCGGATTTAGTTTTTTACTCAGCACCGAAATCCCAGACGAGCTTGGCTTGGCTAAGTATGCCAGTGCGCTTACAGGATGGGGACTAGCAATCGCTTGTATCTTTGTCCTCACCCGCACGGTAAAACACCTATTTGAAAAGCTCGAGAAAAAGGATGACTACATCAAGGAGCTACACGAGACGGCATTAAAAAAAGCAGAGGAAAAAGAATGAATTACCGCATCCTACATCCAGTCAAAGAAGGAAAACGTAAATATAGATTTGCCGCAGTTGGTGTAAATTGCACGGCTCTAAAGGGCAAGCTGTCACATCATCCAAACGTAGAGTTTTATAGCGCTGATGGAGTTCTACGCGCATGGATCAAAAACGGATGGATATTTGCCACGAACGAATATTTCTGGAATGGATGTAGTCCAAAGAAATACGTTGGTTTTTATCCGCTCGGAGCATGGATTGGAACGCCAGATTTCGACGGCAGCATTGAAGCGTCATTCTGGCATGATGTATTATATCAATTTTCCGCGGTCGGGATGTATGACGCGCATGATGCGAACTATCAATTTTTATACCTAATGGAGCGCAATGGATTTTTGCTTGCCAATCATTATTTTGACGCGGTGGAAGCATACGGGGATCAATACTTCGGAAAAGACAAAGACGGCGTTTATGTAAAAATACTATGAAAACAATACTAGCAACAATTATTTTATCGCTGGCATCATGCGTTGAGAAAATCACCGTGCAGGGGCAATACGGCGAATACTCTTTTAAACCCCGCAAAGTAATCGTAATCGAGGAGGCTAAATGAAACCAATCATCATCATCGATCCTGGACACGGCATGGGAAATCGAAAGGCTGGTCGTTACGATTGCGGGGCAGAATCTAACAACTACACCGAGGCTGAAATCGTGATGACTTGGGCAAACGAACTGCGCGAGATTCTTCGATCAAGAAAAGTGGCGGTTGTCAGAACTCGCACCGACGATAAAGACCATTGCAGCATTTCGGCGCGCGCAAGAATTGCCAAGTCTTACAATGGAACGATCATGATTAGCTTGCATTGCAACGCCGCTACAGGCACGGCAAGCGGTTCGGAGACATTTTATCGAGGCGACAGCAACAAAGCATTCGCAACGCGCTTAAATGACATCGTATGCGCAGGATTGGGGACAAAAAATCGCGGCGTGAAAACCGAAAATCAATCTCAGCATTCGACGCTAGCAGTGATGTCTTTTCAACCGTGCTTTTTGATCGAACTAGGATTCATCGACAACGGCGCCGACCGTGTAAAAATGCTTGATGCGGAAAAGCGCAAGGCAACTTGTGAAGCAATCGCCAATCTTTTATTAGAATAAATTATCATGAAACTACCGCGCAACGTGACAATCGGAGGAATCAAATTCAAGGTTGTCATCGCGGCACTGGATGACGGCGACTTCGGGCGCATGTGTTTTGACGAGCGGAAAATAGTCATAAGCGATGAATGCGCGGATTTTAAAACGCAGCTAGAGACCCTGCGCCACGAGATGCTACACGCAGCGTTACACGTTAGCGGCGTTTCCTTTTCGCAACGATACGACGAGGAAAACATCGTTCGCGCCATTGAGCATTTATTTTTCCCAGCTTTCCACAAGGTAACATTCAGCCTAAAATAATATGAGCAAATACAAGAAATTTCTAGTAGCGGCAGACAACCACGGCAGCCTAGTTTGCCAAGACGCAAAGAAAGTTTTGCTGTCATTCGCGGAAACGTGGAAGCCAGATTATCGGGTGCATCTCGGCGATCTGTGGGACTTCTCCCCGTTACGGAGGGGAGCTAGCCAAGAAGAAAAAGCTGACGGGATTTCTGATGATTTTATTCAAGGCTTGGAATTTCTCGACGACTTCAAACCGAACTTTTTAACGCTCGGAAATCATGACGACCGCATCTATCAACACGCCACGCATTGCAGCGATGGGATCCTGCGCGAACGATGCGAGGAGCTAGTGCAAGCGGCAGAGCAACAATTTAAACGGCGCCGCATTACATTCTGCGAATACAAGGTAACGGAATATCTCAAGATGCCAAATTGCGACTTAAAATTGATTCACGGATTCAAATCTTCGACCTACCCAGCAAAGGCTCATTTTGATACGTGGGGCGAGTGTCTACACGGTCACACGCACACGAAAGACGAGCATACGGCGCGACATATCGACGGCGGGAAATCGTTCTCAGTGGCTTGCATGGCAGACCTAAATAAGCTAAGTTACTCAGACAGACAGCCGGCGA